ATACCACGATTTCTGTAATAATGCACCCACGCTCTGCAGGCCACAACTGCATCTTTCCAGAACGTATGCCCTCGCATACCTCTGCCCAAGTATTTAGATTGCCAGAACGCTTTAGCGCAGCCTCAATCCAAGGGCGGCAACGCTCTAACTCATTTATGCGGACAGGCGCATTCATCCGTGCAACCTCGTTATGGCAATCGTTGACGCAGGCGCAGCAGGTGCAAATGCAGTTGCAGTTGTGGCATCTAAAAACCCGCTTGTGCTATCTACTGCCCACATAGCCTCTAAATAATCATTGGCACTTACATCAAAAATCGCAGAGCGTGAGACAACCAGCACTGAATTGTTTTGGTGCAGCGCGTTTTTCATGGTTGATCCTGTAACGTCAGTCCCGTTAATACGAGGCCAAAACCAAAAGTTCACTGTGCTGCTAGACGTTGATGCAATCTGCGCAGAAAAGCTAATCATGTATTGACCAGCTTCAGCAAACACAATGCGACTTGCAGGCGTTCCATTTGTTACACCTTCGGCAATGCTAGAAGTGTACGTTAAAGCGTACGCTGTGTTTATGGCTGCCGCTGTTTGGTCTGTCGTGACTGCGCCAGCGTATTGACCATCCTCTAAGACAATTTGCACAAACGCGCCGTCTTTGGACACAACGGGATATTTGTTCTCACGATCCCACAGAATAACGCCATCTTCTGCCGCGCTGTCGTAATCGCGTCTATGCGTAAGAAAAGAGCGTGTGCTTTGAAGCCACGCGCTAAACTTTTCCGCCCATACTTTAAAATCTGGGCCAACTGGGGGTGCGCCGTAAAAACTCACCGCTTACTCCCCTGCTTTGCTTCAAGTCGCATAATGCCAACGCGCCAATCCGCAGCCTCTGCGCCCTCTACACGCATCCGAACCTGACGGCCTTGGAAGCGTACATCTGTCGGGTTTGCCGTATTGAACGGGCCATACTCGCGCTCTACGGCATTGGGATACAGGCGTGACTTGAACCGCAGATCAACATTGCCCTGCGTCTTTTCGTCTGGGATTACGCTAGTGATCTTCATTTGACGATCACCAGTACCCATTGCGATTGGGCCAGTTTCCGCAAAAGGTGTCGCGCCATCGTAGTCAAAGCCAACTTCATGCTCGTAAACAATGCCGTCAGTGCCAACCATAAATGGCTTGCGGAATACGCCACGGTCACTGCCAGATGTGCGGCTGATGTCGCCTGTCGTCCAGATGTTTTCTACATAGTCATACGCAACATATTTGTCGCATTCTGACGCATCTTGCGACTGATAGACCCACCAGATTTCATTCCACTGGCTGTTGACGATTGCTTGGATTTTGGACGCTTGGTCATAGTTTATGTTGCTGAAAACATAATCGCCAACCTCGCATGGGATTTCCTGAACCTGACCGCCTGAGTAAATGTAGAACCCACGCAAGCCCATCCAGATCACGCCAGCATCCACAGACGCATATGCACCCGCAGCAATAAGTCCACACGATGTACCAACTCTTGAAAATCCATACACGAACGGGGGGCCTTGGTATGTCATGGTATGCGCGTCTTGGTCTGTCAGGATTAGCGACTGACCGCGTGTGCGTACCGCTGCCAAGATTTCGCCGTTGGTCTGCAACTCAATGTCACCAGCTTGGTTTGTCGCCGCCGCAGTCCACGTTGTGTTGTCCTCTTGATCGCTCCAAGAAACAAGGCGACCATTGCCACCGCCCAGCGCAACGAGGAAACGTTCCTCTGTCACGAATGCCGCAGTGCAATTTGTTGGCGCATTTGTAACCGCAGTTGCAGTTGCCGTTGCTAAGTCCCACTCGTAAATCACGCCATCATCTGATGAACATGCAATGAGGTATTCGCCCCAGTTGTCTAGCGACCATGTGGTAGCGCGTAGAATGTTGCCGATGTCGGGACGCGCAACGCCCCAGCCGAAAATGCCCCACGATGCCGCGCCCCAGCCCGTGCTGATTGTTGCATCAACGCGACCAGTTGTCAGTGCCGCAGGGGTAATGTCGTCGGTCACTGAACTTTCAAGCATGGCAACGAGGCTGTCGTGTGTGCCGAATGCCGCGTAACGCTCACCATCGTTGTTGACCCAAGTGTGAACGCCGCGAACAATCCCGCCGATGTCTACTGATGTATTATCAGCTTCAGCGCGTGGCCTCCAACCGCCAACGGGACGCAATGCATCCTCGTGCCAGCGGACTAAGTTACCATCACGCCAGCGACCCATAGACATGTATTCTGTACCGTTGCGGTACATGCCCTTGGGAATATTTAGTGGGACTAGAGGCATCTCTCAATCCTTATGGTTTAGTGGGCCAATCGTCGTCGTTCAAGTTAGGCCAGTTCGCGTGGCTTGTGATGTCACGCAAGGCTTGGCGATACGTTGTCATTTCCGCTGACATTGTAACGTCAGATAGAGCATAGAAGTCTGTTTCTGCAAGTTTAATGTCGCGCAGATTTCTATTTGTACCTGCCATTTGATCATCATATGCGGCTACTTCATCTGCTGCTTTACTAGAAACAGTGTATCCAATAGACCATGCTCCATCACTGAGCGTAGGCGCAGCTTCAATTGCAAAGGTTTGTGTGCGCTCATCAATAGATGGCGTGTCATTGATTGTTACTGGATACACGCCCCAATCAGCCAAAAGATCGTCGCTTGGACGCTTTGGAAATGATGTGTTTGGATTATCACGGCGCAGATCGCCGACCGTGTAGGGGTATTGGTCTACTGCTCCATTTGTTACCTTAACGTACATTTGTTTTACTCCTTACAAGTCTTGTTTCTCAATTACATTAACTGTTGCGCTATTAGTGTCATTCATTGAAGCCGTATCTCTTGTGATGCTTCTTGCGCTAATAGTAATACCAGCACCAGAGTTATCTCCTAATGAGCCGCTATCCGCTGTGTATGTATAGGAAGTAATTGTCCAATCACCGTATGTCCCTGTGATGCTGCCATCAGTAGGATACGATATGACAACAGGCTGAAATATACCCTCAGTGCTATTATAAAAACTTGATTGGTAAAATAGTGTACTATCATCACTGCTAAGAACTAATCCATGACCTGTGGCGAAAGCTGAAGGGTTGTATCCATTATTATGCTTAATCGTTATCGCCCACTGGAAAGTCCCAGAAGAATTGTATTTTTGTATAAAAATACAGCGATCAGTTGATGCACCAGTGCCATCAACCCTATAACCAGCAACGTAAACATTACCTGAGCCATCAACAGTTATGCTATCTGCGGTGGTAACGTTTGGGGTGCTGCCAGTGCTGGCGGGAGTTGGACTATTTGGGCTTATATTTGCAGTCCACTGAACAGTTCCGCTACTGTTTCTTTTTCTAATCCAGCTTCTATTGGACCCTTTAACTGCTGTATAAACATTTTGTGAGCCGTCAACAAACAGTGTGTTAGAGTCATCTGTAGAAGATGAATAAGACTGCGACCGCTTCCACGCTAAACTGGGGCTTCCCGTTATATTGGTATCTACAGCAAATTGCCAAGCCTCGTAACCGCCAAGCCCACCGCTGCCAAATGCATTTCCTGTTGCTATTATGTAATCATTTACATCATCATAAACAACATTATTAACAAAGCCATTAGCCCCACCTACATATACCTCTCGCGGAGTGCCAGCCCATACAGTGCTTTGCCTAGTGCCGTCAGATGACTTCAATACATCTATCGTAGCCCTGTATGTTCCAGCCGCCCGATAATTTTGTACGGTAAATACATTTGAGCCACCGTCACCTGCTGCAAACGCATATACTGTGGCAATAGTCGCCGTACCAGCAGGAAGTTTTGAAAACCAATCCAAACTGAATGTTGATACATCAATTTGAGCGAGATATCCTACTCTGTTAGTGTTGCCTTGATACTGGTGAATTCCAGTAGATAAAATTTTAGTTCCATCTGTAGTTTTACTTATTGCACTAGGCCACATTTGCTGATTTGGACTGGTGTTGTCGTAATAGATCAACTGATCGTTAATATTCCCATCAACATCTATCTCTACGATCATAGGGCCGCGCTCATCGCTAGGATCAGGAACTTCATCTGAATAAGTTTGACTATATAAAACATCATTAATAATAATCATACCAGCAGCATATGTGTTTTGATCATTACTGCCTGTATCTTCAAAGTTATATCTTAAAATCCAGTGGTTTCCGCCTCCGCCAGCAGAAGCCATCATTGTCTTTTTCCAATTAGCCATCTTGGATTACCCCATCGTCTGACCAGCCGCAAAGCCGTAATAAGTTGTGCCGCCGTCATAAGTTACAAATACAAAGACATCTACCGCACCGCTTGCTGTTGAAAGCGTAGGCGCAGAACCATTAGGCCACTCAACAGTGGGCCATGTGATTGTACGCGCAGTGCTGTCTTGTGTGACTTTCAATGTGAATGCAGAAACACGACCAGACGCCGCTGGGTTGCTGAAGGTGTAAGTTACGTCCTCAGTAAGCGTGTGCGTGAAGTTAGTGCCATCTTGCAGATCAAGCGTTGCCGCATTGCTTGACGATGTAATTGCAGTGCTTTCCTCAATGATGCCATTGTCAAAGCTAACAACGCCGTTTGCATCCGCAGTTACAACTTTGCTTGCTTCCGTAAGACCAAGCGTTGTGACATTCAGGATCGCCAAGTCATCCGCGAT